ACAAGAAAGTCTCCATCTTCTTGATAGATCGCAGGAAATTGTTGACTTATTCCCGAATAGACGGCATCTCTTATATCTACTGGCATATTAACTCTCTAGTGGTTGAGCAGATACAGTGATGTCTTGACCTCGAATCACAAGAATACGATCCTTAGGTGGTCTAATATCCTTATCTACTGTGTTTGCAACAAACTTAATTGCATTATTCTGGAACGAACTGATATTAAGATTTGACAACTTAACAGCACCTGTTGTATAATCAACTGTACCAACCGAAGACTTAAACACTGATAAAGCATCTGCTTCTGCTGTTACAAGCATGATATTACCCTGACCATCATCTTGTGCTGATACTAATGTACCATCTACTGTAAACTTAGTTGACTCTACAGCAGGCTTGAATGTATCAAAGCCAAGAGAAGCATCAAACGGATAAGGCTGTACAAGTGCAGTCTCAAACGAGAACGATGGACTTGTTGCAAAGTTCAATACAGGTACATACTCAATGATGGGCTTACTTACGATATCAGTCGATACAATTGATACATCAAGACCATCTAGATAAGCCGCAAGTCTTGACTGTCTTAATGTCTTATTGAAGTCATTTAGATTCTTATTATTATAGTCAATGATACCTGCATTCACCTCAGACTGTATCTGTGCCGCACTCTTATCAGTTAAGTTGGCATCATATACAACCTTAACAACCTGATTCACATACAAGAACTTAGCAACAACAAACACTGGCTCAATTGTCAATGGAGTTTTATCACGAAGATAAGTTCTAAAGTTTGCAATCTCATAGTCAGCCGCACCTTCACCACCAGTCACATCAACAGAGATAATCACCTTACCAAACTGAGGTGGATCAACTTCATCACCACCGTATACACTAATCGCTTGAATGTTTGGAAATCTAGCACGAAGCAGAGTCTCATAGTCTCGTTTCGTTACTGCTCTTTCTTGAATCTGTAAAGCCTTTGGAGCAAACTTCCGTATAGACTCAATGTCCTCCGCCAAAGTTCCGCCATTTGTTTGACTTGTAAGCGTTACTGAAATCGAAGAAGCTCCGCCAAAGTTACCTAGTGTCAGACTCTGTACACCGTTTGCGGAAGGGCCAGAACTGACTCGATAGGTCGCTATGATTGAATCAGTGATCGTAGGTTGTACGCCAAATTTATTCTGTCCAAACTGGATAGAGTACTTACCATCATTCTCTGGTTGTAGGTAGAATACTTTATCTTCTGCACCCACACCAAAGATATCGCTTCTATATGTGTATGTCTCACCATTGACCTTAAGTGTAAGGCTTCTTGTATCAATTGTAGCATTTGATAGTATTGTATCTGTGATTGATAGAGTCTCGCTAATATTACGACCCTCGAATACTGTAACACCATCTACGGTATATACTGTATCGTTCTGTGCAGTTCTTACAGCATTATATGCTTGTTCAGTAATGAAGTTATATGTCTTATTACCACAGCGACCAATGAATACAGTACCTGCAGGTATACTAAAGTAGTTAGACCTAAAGTCAGGTGCTACAACACGAATAGATACTTTTGTAGATGAACTTCTTTGAGATGTAGGTAAATAGTTTAATTCTTTTGCATGAGATACTACACTGTTTCTTTGGCTTGCACTATCAAGGAACATCTCTGAGATGGCCATGTTATAGTAGAAACTATTATAGTAGGTATTATACGATAGTACATCTAACAATACATTCATGTTAGATCCTTCGTAGTCAAAGTCTTTGAACTTGTCTTGATTCTTTAGAAAGGTCTTGAGTGCTTCCTTAGTTTCATTGAAGTCCATATTTGTAATTGGTGACAAGTCTGCCATGTTATCTTACCCTATTAAGATCGATTGTAACTGATGAGAGTGTTGTAGTATTTATTACAGAGAATACAACCTTCACTTTCAAGTCGTTAGTGTCTATATTGGCCAATACTTGTACTTCTTTTACAATACACCTTGGCTCATATGTTCGTAGTGTAGACTTGATATTCTGCTCTAATATGAGTATTGTATTGGGATCAATGTTCTCGAATAGAGAGCCTCGAATATCACAGCCTATGTTTGGTTGCATGAGTCTTTCACCACGATCAGTCATCACAAGATTCTTAATGCTTTCTTTTACTGCATTCTCATTAATGACACGAGATATATCAGCACGACCAGGCACTTGCTCTAGATTCTTTTTGAAATCAGAGAAAAATTCTTGTGATCGTGTTCGTGGTGTTAAAGCCATTTGTTATACCTTTTATAGTGTATTTATACTAATTGTCGGGCCTGAATAAACTAAATGGTGCAGGTTGTGTCTCTTCAAGAGTTACACCAAGTATGCTATTGTTATCTGTAAAGCTAAATGTACCATCATTCTCTTCTTTTTCTACATGAGTAGACTTGTCAAAGAATCTAAACCCTTCGTCTGGTTCCATCTTTCTTCTATAGCCATCTTCTCTATGCTTTCTCATCATGGTCTGATACTGGATTAACTCAGTCGTACCTTCACCAAACTGTTGCTCTGTCTTAAATCGTGAGTCATTGGTATCTGCTACATAGCCTTCTCTATTACCTACATGAAGCACAAGAAAGTCTCTTGCTACACCAATACCAGTAAAGCCTGCTCTACTCGCCGCAATGATTGTCTTATCTCTATTCTCTTCAGTCACTTTTAACTCTACAGCAAAGCCTGAATACTTATGATGGTATCCTGCACTACCTTGTCTTCGTACTGCTGTTGCTTGATTTCTATTTCTTCTTGTAGTAGGAGTTACAACACCTTGTTGAAGTTCATACTTCTGGCCAGTCTGATCTGATATACGAAGCAACTTAGCAAGTACACTTGTGTCTATCTTCTGCCATTGGTCACCATCAATGACTCTATCACTCCATGTAATCATTCGCCCTGGTCCAAGACCTGTCTCACTCATGGCATTAATTGCTTTTGTCTCTTGAGCAGTAATCGTTGGTGAAGTCACATAGTCTATATTCGTAGGTACAGATAGTTCACCAGTAGAAGGATCTACATAGCCTAAATCACCTGGTTGTCTATACTTCACGATATCATCAAATTTTGTACCACGGCGAGTTTGTTTTGCTACTTTCTCTACATACCTATTTGGATTATTATCACCAGTGAGTTCATTCATATTCTTGGTAACTTCTTCTTTCACTTCTTCAGCAATTTCTTTTGTAACTCGTACAGCACCAGCATCTTCTGCTTTCTTCTGCTCTATTTTGTCCATGGCGTCAAGCACTTTCTTCTCTTGCTCTACTACCTTAGCGACTTCAGCAACCTCATTAGCAGGTGCAAAGAGAACGGCCATGATGGTTTCTGTTAGATTACACAGTATATACATGATGTTTTGTACATTGGCCAGTGTAGGTCTTTCGAAGTTTGCAATCATTTCAGCAATAAACTTGTCGAAATTCTCTTTCATTTTCTTGATATTTTCTTTCGAGAAGAAGTCTTTGATCTCATTTTCGATCTTTGTAAGCTGGGCAAGTATCTTATCACCCGCTTTACCTATTGCAGTAGCGATGTCTTCAATCGCTTTATTAATGGCATCTCGTACTTTTTTCTCTATTTTTTCGATCAATTTGTCAATGGTCTCAAGCAATTTATTCTTCATTTCTTCTAATGTAAGTGTCTGAGCCTTAGAAATTGCAAGTTTCTTGAGGTCAAAATCGTCTAGTTTAAGCCCATTTAGCTTGGCTATAGTCGAATCAATCAGTGAAAATAGACCCATAAGTTCCATAAGTGTGTTGCCAAATGACCCACATAGACCCTCACTGATCGATTTTCCTAGATTGGCCTCATAGAAAAAGTCAAGATCATCAAGCGTTTCAATCAATACAGCATTGTTTAAAGTACCTGTATAGCCATTAATTGCAGATAAAACATTGACAGTATTGATATTATTTGTTATAATATAGTCTGCAACTTCCGTATATGTAAGCGGGAATTGTTTAAATCTTGCATCTAATGTAGGGTATCCAGAGAGGTCACTTACATCTAATATGTTGTTTAACTGGTCTGTAATGTCGATTATCGTCTGTCTATCAGCCGCTAATTCGAGTGGATCAGTCTGTGTAAGTAAGGCTGAAAAGTCAATGTCCACGATAGGATTGGTCAATACAGAAGTATGACCAGATATCGGGGTTGTATTTGTACATTCTATAGACATTTATTTTACTCTTTTTGTTGACAAAAGGATAATTTGTGTTATAATAGTAGTGGCAAGTACCTGTTTTATTCCATCCCACCTAGTATATTTATTCGTCATCATTCGATCCCATGAGTCCAGTAAGACCTTGCCACCATCTTGATACTTTTGCTTTCAGTGTGGGGGTGACTGTGTTTGTGATCTCTTGAGGCTTGACAACCTTCGCTATCTCTAGTGATATATTAGGCACTTTCTGCGTTAACGCCATACCAACAGCAGTTTGTGCCGCTTTTGATGCTACAATAGTACCAAATGAAGCACCTGATGTAAGAGCAGATGTGCCATTACCAATATTAACGAGTGTGCCGTCTAAATTCGTAATACCACCAGCACCTATTCCAAGTTGGGCATTGGCATATATATCTACAGTAGAGACTGAATTGATACCTATGGGTCCTGCAGAACTAATACCAAGCCCTAATAGCGATTCAAGATTCAATGTCGTTGATGTGTTCACTCGTATTGGAGCAGGACTATATATGTCGATACCAAGATGACCTACATCTGGCACAGGAAGAAGTTGTGATGATATCGCTGGAGTACCTGTACTGTGTATTTTCGTATAAGAAATACTGTATAAGTTCGTCTTATAGGAGTCAACATGGAAGTCACCCCCATCTCCAGCTATATTACCAGGCATTAAGCACTTGAAGTACATACCACCTAGTGTCGTTAATGCTTTGAGGTTTGTATTCGCAACCATGTTAATATCATCAGCAGTCGCAAAGAGTCCAATACCACCACCTGATACATTGACTTTTACACCAGCATTTAGATTAATATTACGAGAGGCACGAACATTAAAGTCAGTACATTCGATATCTAATCGACCATTGACTGTAACTTTACCTTGTTTACCTACCTTGAGAGTATAGTCTTCGTCAATCGAATTATGAGAAGAACCTCTTACATAGGTTGACTCAACACCCTGCGTTGAGTTATACTTATCACCAAAGGCTTTCACAAAGATTGTTCCATTGGGATCTATTTGAAATACAGAACCTGATGAATGGCTAATTAAGAAGTAATCTGATCCCGATCCATCTTTTCCTGATCCTAATACAATAAAGTTATCTCCATCAGAACTCTTAATCACTCTATTGTTATAGTTGTTCTGTGGCATCATAATAGGTGGCTCATCAAAGGTCTCACCATCTGCCTGAGGTATCTCTGTATTCGCAAAGACTCGTTGAGCAAGTGTCTGGCCCTGGCTAGCTCCTTCACCACCTTGATATCGATGTAGATCAGGCTTACCAAACTCATTCACTGCTTCAGGCGGTAAATAACCATCTTCGCCAGGCTCACCACTACCCGCAGGCATCTGGAGATGCTGACCAGGCAATCTACCCATAATCATAGGCTGTTGTGCTTCATTACCATCTATAAAGAAACCAAATACCCATTCACCTACATTAGGAATGACTGGTGATTGTCCATACGATCCATCTAATACAGTCGCCCATGGTAAGTGATCAGTAGGAACATTATCAGCATCAACTGAACTATTTCTCGGTGGATGTATACCAAACGCTCTTACTTTCACTCTACCATTATTCGTAAGGTCATTGTTTGCTTCAACAACTCCCACGAAGTAAAGCAGATTACTAAAACCACTCATTACTTATTCCCCATATACAAATAGATTGTGTAAGTGATTGATATCACTAATAATATTCCAATTAAATCATTCACGATAAGCCACCCTTTGTTAATCGAAGAGACTGCTTATAAGTATCACCACTAAAGCTATGGTTAATCGACATCACCATATACCTACCACTTCTCTGTGTATCAGTCTCTCTGGTACCCGCTACAGTATTACTAAACTTATATAGGTCAAGATTAATCGTCATCCCAGGATACAATTCCAACCTGCCATGTATATCCACACTAAATGAATTAAGGCCTAGATGATAATCGACCACAGGCTTCGTTGTATAGTTCTCATAGAAGTGCTGATAGGGTCGATTCTTCTCTCCTCTCACCAGGCCAATCTGCGGAAAGTCCGTTACCAGCGTAGTTTCAGGTGCTAATGCAGTAGACATATAGGCATCAAGGAACTCCTGTGAATGCGTTAGCTTTGTAGGCTGTGGAGTTTTGTAGTCCTTATACTCGCTTGTGTAGTCGTATTGGCGTGAGATGCGGGTCCTATTCACGATATCAAGTTCGGACACAGTTCTGCGGTACCCACCATCCTTCATTTCAGCAAAGGTGTCCGCCTTCTTACCATAGGACACAGAAGATATAGACTGTTGAGCCTTCATCTGGCCTGGGCCTGTGTTGTCATTTAGAGTGCTGTAATTAAAAAAAAGCTGGTTTTTAAGTGATGCTGTTTTCACGCCCAAATCGCTGTATTTTCCGATGAGGTACTCGTGCGTACAGAAAAAATACTTCTCTCTTGTCTCAAAGAATCTATATAAAGAGGATTTAGAATTTGCGCTGTATGCTCTTCTAGATAAAAATTGCATTGCGGCATCGGGTCTTAGATTAGGTATGACTAAAGTTTGCTCTCCATCTGTATCTTCTATCTCTATCTCTTTCTTACTATTAGAATAATACTCATTAAAGAGAGTAGATACCATATCGCTGATCTTTTGTTTACCAAATGATCTTTTAATTTCTTTTGTATCGCTGTTTAGTTTATCTACCGTAGTGAAGTCAAG